AAGAGTACAAGAAGTAGACTATATGCTGATTAATAAGCGAGATAGCCATATTAAAGCATTACCTAGTTATGCAGAAATTAAGAAATTTAATTTTAACTTTAGACATAAGTCTATGAAAGAAGCTAATGCTAAGTTAAAGAAAAAGTTTAGACCTTTTAGCGACTTCATAGAGCTACAGTTCAATCCTAGTTCTAATAACCATATTAGAGAGCTTTTCTATACTCAATTAGATTATGAACCTATTGATTTTACTGATAGTGGTGAACCTGCTACAGGAGCTAAGACCTTAACTAAATTATTAAAGGTGGCTACTATAGATTCACATAAAGAATTATTAGAACATTTAATTGAAAATAATAAAACTAGTAAGATTCTTAATACCTTTATTAAAGCATTTAAGAATTATGAAATAAATGGGTACTTACATGGCGATCTAAAATTAGGTGGCACACAATCAGGAAGACTATCTTCCTCTAAACCTAACTTACAAAATCTACCAAGTAATAGTACCTATGGAAAAGATATTAAGTCTTGCTTTGTAGCGCCAAAAGGTTACTTATGGGCTGGAGCAGACTTTGCTAGTTTAGAAGATAGGATTAATGCAATATTAACTCAAGACCCTAATAAAATTAAAGTCTATACAGACGGTTATGATGGTCATTGTTTAAGGGCTTATTCTTACTTCGGAAATCAAATGCCTGATATTAAAAATACAGTAGATAGCATTAATTCCATTGAGACTAAATATCCTGAGCTTAGGCAGAAGTCAAAAGGTCCTACCTTTGCACTAACTTATAACGGTACATGGCATACATTAGTATCTAATATTGGAATTCCAATAGATGAAGCTAAACAAATTGAAAAGAATTATCATAAGCTTTATGCTGTATCTGATAAGTTTACAGAGACTCAAATTGCACATGCTACTAAGCATGGGTATATGGAATGCGCATTTGGCCTACAAATAAAGACACCCATATTAGCCTCTAGTATATATGGAAGCACTGTTACACCTTATGCAGTAACTGCAGAGGCTAGGAGTGCTAATAACGCTGTAACACAGTCATGGGGTATGCTAATCAATAGAGCTCTAATTGCAACAAATAAGTTAATTGAGCAATCAGAATTCGTATATGATATATATCCTATTAATACAATCCATGATGCAGCGTACTTCTTAGTTAAAGATACACCAGAGGCAATTAGCTTCCTTAATAAGATTTTAATTAAAGAAATGCAATGGAATGAGCATCCGCTCATTCAGTCGAAAGATGTATTAATGGAGGCTGACTTAGAAATAGGAAAGTCTTGGGACAAACAAACTAGTATTCCTAATAATGCTAGTATTACACAAATTGAGGAGATTCTAAGTGAGTTATAAATATACAAACCCTTATGGTATTTCACTGCCGTTAGCTGTATGGCTAATGCATGATGACTATGACTATGATGATAGACCTAATGTAATTAGTGCTACATCTTTACTTAAACCCACTAGAGCTTTAGTATTATCTTATCAAAATAAAGGATTAGATAAAACTGTAGATATTATGAGCTTAGTACCATCTCGTATGGGATCTGCAATACATACTATTGCTGAACAAGCTTGGACAAACGGTAAGAACATCAAAAATGCACTAGCTGCATTAGGTACATCTAATCTAGCTGGACAATTTATTGTTAATCCTAGTGATGATTTACGTAAAGATATGCAAGAATCTAGTATTCCTGTATATGTAGAGCAACGTCATGAAACTACCATAGGAGATTACATAATCTCAGGTAAGTATGACCTTGTAGTAGATGGTACATTATCAGACTACAAAAGTACATCTGTATGGACGTATATCTTCGATTCTAACGCACTTAAGTACACACAGCAGGGTAGCATTTACAAATGGCTAGCACCTGACAGAATCACAGATAATAAGATTGATATTCAATTCATATTTACGGACTGGTCAGCATCTAATGCTGCAAGAGACCCTAAGTATCCTCAGACTAGAGTGATAACTAAATCTTACCCTTTATGGCCTGTTGAACAAACAGACAAATACATTAAAGATAAATTAGAAAGTATTACTTCTTTATTAGATAAGCCCCAAGAAGAATTACCTCAATGTACATCTGAGGAATTATGGGAATCTAAAACTAAGTATAAATACTATAAGAATCCAGCTAAGACAGCTAGAGCTACTAAGAATTTTGACTCTATGGAAGAGGCTAACTCAAGGTTACTAGATGATGGCGGAGTAGGTACAGTAGTAACTGTACGAGGAGAAGTGAAGGCATGTAGATATTGTGAAGTATCAGATATCTGTGAGCAAGCACGTAATTTAATAAATCAAGGGAGGTTAGTTTTATGAACATTTTTGAAAACATGCTCGAAAGAGTGCAACAATTTCTATTTGGCAATGATTGCCCAGTAGACGCAGTAAAAGCAAGATTAACAATAGCAACTGGACGTAAGCCTAGAGACACACACATGTTTACAGTAGAGCAATTAGAAGATATTAGATATATCTGGAGAGCTCGTGATAGCTTTAATATTAAAACTTTTATTGATTTAAAAAATCACGTAAATGATAAATATACTGTTAATAAAAGTCGAAGTGTTTATTGTAAAGTGATTAACAAAAAAGCTACATACGCAGAAAAATAATCTAGGAGAACCAATGTCTAAACCAAAATACTTCCCGGTATCTGAGGATATCGTGGATATCTTAGTTGCTAGAACACAGTCACAAAATAGGCACTTCTTTAGGATCCTAGTAGCATACTATTTTTCTAAAGTTGCATCTATGATGCGTACTAATATACAAACTAAAGATAGAGGTGATATTCCTGTTAATACCTATGCTATTAACTTAATGCCTTCAGGTGCAGGTAAAGGTTTCTCAACTAATATTATTGAAGAACAACTTATTTCAGGATTTAAAGAAAAGTTTTTACGAAGTGTATTTCCTACACAGAGTGCAGCTAATATAGAAAGACTTGCTACTATTAGAGCACGTAGAGATGGTATACCTGATGACTTAGCTCTATCAGACTTAGAGAAAGAGTTTGATAGTTTAGGTAAATTAGCATTTAGTTTTGATAGTGGTACATCACCAGCTGTTAAACAAATGCGCCAAAAGCTATTACTTGCAAGTGCAGGCTCTATGAATCTAGAATTAGATGAAGTAGGCTCAAACATTACTAGTAATGCTGAAATGTTAAACACTTTCCTAGAGTTATACGATGTAGGTAAAGTTAAACAGAAATTAACTAAGAATACTGCTGAAAATAAACGTTCAGAAGAGATTGACGGTAAGACACCAACTAATATGATGTTATTTGGTACTCCAACCAAATTATTAGATGGCAGTAAAGTAGAAGATGAGTTCAAACAAATGCTTGAAACTGGTTATGCCAGAAGAATGCTATTTGGCTATGATGCTCAAATTAATAATGTTAAACAGCAATCAGCAGAAGACTTATATGAAGCGCTTACTAACAATAATGTAGGCGCTACTACTAAATTGATACATGATCAGATAACTTCATTAGCTACCTTAACTAAATTCAATCGCGTATTAGACATTAGTAAAGAGAACACTATTCACTTATTAAAATACAAAATAAGGTGTGAAGAAGGAGCTTCAGAGATGAAAGCTCATCAAGAAACTTTAAAAGCTGAGTTATCTCATAGATATTACAAAGCATTAAAGCTAGCAGGTGCCTATGCATTTATTGATGGCAGTGATGAAATATTACTAGAACATCTAGATTCTGCAATTCAACTTGTTGAAGATTCAGGAATTCATTTTAATAAGATTATGACCAAAGAAGGCTCATACGTACGTTTAGCTAAATATATTGCTGACATAGGTAAAGAGGTTACTCAGGTAGATTTAATCGAAGAATTACCTTTCTATAAAGGCACAGAGTCTCAAAAGAAAGATATGTTATCCCTAGCAATTGCTTATGGATATAAAAACAATATTATCATTAAAAAAACCTATGTTGATGATATTGAGTTTCTAGCAGGTGAAAGCCTAGAAGAAACAGACTTGGAAAACGTAACACTTTCATACGGTACTGATATTACTACCGGTTTTGAACCTGTTAAAGTTCCATTTGCTCGCTTACCTGAATTGGTAAGTGCTGAAGATTATCACTATACAGCTCATCATTTCATTGATGGGTATAGAACTAGTGATAAAGCTATACCAGGCTTTGATCTAGCCATTATTGATGTAGACGGAGGTATATCTCTAGAAACTGCGAAATCTCTATTAGATGATTACACAGTTTTGTTTGCTACTACCAAACGTCATACTGATAATAAGAACAGATTTAGGGTTATATTCCCGATGTCACATTACTTAAAGCTAAATGCTAAAGATTATAGTAAGTTTATGGAAAACTTATTTAATTGGTTACCTTTTGAGAGCGATACAGCTACAAAAGATATAGCTCGTAAGTGGATGTCATATCCTGGTGAGTATCACTTCAATGCAGGACAGTTACTTGATGCTACATTATTCATTCCACAAACTAAGAAAGCTACCGAACAGGCTAATGCAATCTTAGATGCTAAAGGAATGGATAATATGGAAAGATGGTTCTGTAACCGTATTGAAGTAGGCAATCGTGCAACTATGTTAGTGAGATACGGCTTTATGTTAGTAGACAACAATTATCCTCTAGACGCTATTCGATACACCCTAATCCAATTTAATGAAAAAATAAGAGACCCTATCTCACAAGAAGAAATTGATACAAAGATAATGATATCTATTTCTAAAAAACTTAATGCAAAGGAAAATGAATTATGATTAAGAATTTAAAAAAGCTTATTGACTATAACTACACAATAGAAAAACGTCATTATGACGAGTCAGATGAAGTAAGTAAACAAAAACACATCTTTAATGACATTACAACATTGAATACGTTTATACAAGTAGACACAACTATTGTTGAGACTGATGTCACAGAATTAGTAGAATCCATTGAAACAAAAGAAGATGTTACGTTAACAGGTGAACAAGTAGAGCTACTTACAATTGCTTTAGCTAATGTATATACAAATTTAAAAATAGGAGAGTAGATAATGAACAATAATTTAGTATTGTTATGCGGTAAGTCCGCAACTGGAAAATCAGCTAGCTTAGTTGATATTAAAAAACCTGAAGGTGTAATGTATCTTAATTGTGAGAACAATAAGAAATTACCTTTCAAATCTAAGTTTCAGGAATACACAATTACTGATCCTACAGATGTACCTGATGCTATTGATTCAGTTCAAGACAACGACAAGATTCATACTATTGTAATTGACAGTCTTACTTATCTAATGGATATGTATGAAAGTACTCAGGTACTAACTGCATCTAACACAATGAAAGCTTGGGGTGGATATGCACAGTTCTTGAAGAATTTGATGGCACAGAATGTAGCTAACTCAAATAAGAATATTATCTTCATTGCACATACCTCAGACGTATTTAACGAATCTGAGATGGTAAATGAAACTATGGTTAAAGTTAAAGGCTCATTAATGAATACAGGTGTTGAAAGTTTCTTCAGTACTGTAATTGCATGTAAAAAAGTACCACTTAAAATAATTGAAACTTCTAAATCTAAGATGCTCAAAGTTAACGAGGAAGAAGAGTTATTAGGCTTTAAATATGTATATCAGACACGTCTAACAAAAGACACTGTAAATGAGCGTATTCGTAGCCCTATGCGTATGTGGGACATTAAAGAAACCTACATTGATAATAATCTACAGCATGTATTAGATAAGCTTCATAATTACTACGATGCCTAAGACATTAAATAAAAAACAAAAACAAGTGTTGAACAGGTATAACTACTGTCAACATGAAAATGAACTCCCAACTGATGTATTAAAACAAGTCTTAGCCTTGAATAATTATGATGAGGTGTACATGGATGTGACAAGGTATTTATATGATACTTACATACAACTGAATGGTACACCCATAAAGAAACACTCGTGAAGGGGTGTAGGTATTTATGCAAATACGCATGGTTTAGCCTGTAATATATGGGAGGGTTTTACGAATTAAACTTAAGTTAGAAGTGTTTTTAAGGCGATGCGCCTAGTTTTGCACTATAACTAATAACTGATA